TTTTAGGAGGTCGAGTTTGCTTCTTGGGTTTTACCTCAATCACATAAGTTTTAATCTCACCTGAGTTTTCTTTGACTTTGATAAGGAAGTCTGGATAGTAACGATGAGTCCGATTATCAACAGGGGAGACATATTTAATATAAAACTCTTCACTTGCCCACTCAAGAATATTCTCATTCAAATCACAATAGTTGCAGAATTTGGTCTCCCATGTGCTACGACATATAATATTATTAGGATTTCCCTTGTATTTTTTGGGAAAAGAGGGTCTGAAGAAACTCTTTTTGCTTTCTCCCATTATACATAATATACCAGTAGTAATATTTATAGAAACATGTCTGTCGTAATCGGCGGTTCAACAACTAACACTCCTAAACCTCATAAAAAGGTATTATCAGATTTAAAAGCTTCAATTTTAAATCCTGCTCTTACTTCACACTTTCAATGTTGGTTTTTTCCACCACCAAGGGTTAGAGTTTTATTGAGAGGAGATGAGGCAGATGATAGGTTTACTTCTCTGTCTTGTGCGGAGGCAGCACTACCCGCAACTTCTTTGGCAACTCATGAAATGACTAGTGATCATACGGGAGTAACTGAAAGGCATGTATATAGGAGACAATATAATCCAACCTCCTCTTTTACATTTTATGTGGATCATGACTATGAAATAATCACTACCTTTGAAAAATGGATTGGGTTTATTGTTAACCAACAGAATTCTAGTGCTGATAATTATTCTTACAGAGTCAACTTTCCTAAGGAGTATCAAACTTCCATTTATATCAAAAAATTTGAAAGAGATTATAATAGAATATTAGAGTATAAGTTTCTAAAGGCATATCCAATAAGTATTGATTCGATGCCTGTTTCTTATAATGCTTCAGACTTATTAAGATGCACAGTTAACTTTAATTTCTCTCGTTATTTGGTATCTCCTAAAATTAATACTCCTACTATGGGCCCTATAAATGATGGCAATCCGACGATTGGATTACCTGTTATAAACGATGATGGATTAGTAGTAACCACTTCACAATAACCACGCTAAATAAAATACACTGAAATTTCTATAGGATATCATGCCTTTACCAAAGATTGCTACACCGACTTATGAGTTGGAATTACCCTCCACTGGACAAAGTATAGAATATAGACCTTTTCTGGTTAAAGAAGAGAAATTATTAGTTCTAGCTTTAGAAAGTGAAAATACAAAAGAAATAACGACGGCTATCAAGAATGTCATAAAATCTTGCATTCAAACGAAGGGCATAAAAGTTGACACTCTTCCTACTTTTGATATTGAGTATCTATTCCTTAATATTAGAGGGAAGTCTGTGGGTGAGGAAATTGAAGTTAAGATTACTTGTCCTGATGATGGAAAAACTCAAGTCTCTGTAAATATACCGATTGATGAAATTCAAATTCAAAAGAATGATAATCATACCAATAAAGTTAAGTTAGATAATGATTTGATGATGGAGATGAAGTATCCTTCTCTTTCAGAGTTTATTAAAAATAATTTTGATTTTAATGATGGTGGTAAAGTGGTGGATCAGTCCTTTGATTTGATTGCAACTTGCATTGATAAAATTTATTCGCAAGAAGAAGTATGGGTTGGAGCTGATTGCACTAAAAAAGAAATAAGAGATTTTCTTGATTCAATGAATTCCTTTCAATTTAAACAGATTGAAACATTCTTTGAAACAATGCCCAAACTTTCTCATGAAGTAAAATTCACTAATCCTAATACTAAAGTAGAAAATACTGTATTATTGGAGGGATTATCCAGTTTTTTCGGTTAGCTCTAGTCCATATGGATCTAGAGAATTATTATAAATTGAATTTTTCTTTAATTCAGTATCATAAATATTCATTAACTGAGATAGAAAACTTAATTCCTTGGGAGAGAGACATTTATGTTGAACTACTTCGAGCACATCTTGAAGAAGAGAAATTGAAGCAACAACAAAAGCAAGCATCATCTTAATGGCAGTAACAGCTAGACCAGAAATTTCAAAAATTCTATTGGATCTTGGAATAGAACCAGTAGATGTTTATGCTGTTGATAATGCAGAGAAAACATATATGTCTGCGTTGATCGAGGGTATTAATACTCTTGAGATTGCCAATCAGGGAGACAGTCCAAGGTCAAGAATATTAAGAGATGAACTCAAGGGACTCAGAGAAAAAAGAAGAAAAATAAATGTTAATAAATTATTTGCGAGAAAACAAGTAATACCCACCAATAAAATTAAACCTCAAGCATTATTGCCTGGTAGTGCTGATGATGAGAAGAAGGGTGGTATGGATGGAAAAATTAATTCTATATTGGACAGTATTATAGGGATCTTAAGAATAGGTAACAAGCAAAATAGAAAAGAAGCAGATATAGACAAGAAAGAAAGAGAAAAAAGCAGTAGAAAAGTCCGAGAGAATTTATTAGAAAGTACAAAGGGTATTGCTAAAGTTGGAAAGAATTTAGTGGGTAAAATAGTTTCTCCTTTTGCTAATATTTTAGACGCAATAGGTAGATTTTTTAAATTTGTTCTTGCAGGTTATCTTTTTAATGTTCTGTTTAAGTGGTTTACTGATCCAGAAAATAAAAAGAAAATTGATACTCTTACTAGATTTTTTAGTGATTGGTGGCCTGCACTGGCATTTGCTGCAGCTGCATTTTTAACTCCTTTAGGAACTATACTTGGAGCATTGATTGGATTTTTAGCATGGTCTCTTCCTGCTTTGGTAGGTCTCATAGCAAGAAATCCGTGGTTGGCAGGAGTTGCTCTTTTTACTGCCCCAGCTTGGTTGACTAAAGTTTTCCCTAATTTAGGAAAAACACCGACTGAGATGAACATTGAAAAAAGTATAAGTGAGAAAGGAGTAGAGGCAACTCGCCAGTTACTATCTGAAGAATATACCGACAAATTAATTAAATTTCAACAATCTAACAATCCTTTTGAAAAAGCAAAGTTAAATGATGAGTTGCTCGAATTACAAAACCAGATCAATAAATTAGGAGGTCGGGTTAATAATCAGAGACAAGATGATAGTGATGAGACGGGTGAGGGAGTTGTAACAATGAATAAAGGTGGATTCGTCAGTCCAAGTGTTTTTGGTGAAAGTAATAGAGATACAGTTCCTGCGATGCTAACTCCTGGTGAGTTTGTAATAACCAAGGATGCAGTCAAACGATATGGTACTAATATTTTTGAGGGAATAAACGCATCTGCTAAGGTTAATAACACCATGAAGTTTAATAAGAGAATGAACTCATCTGCTAGTGTTAATAACACCATGAAGTTTAATAAGAGAATGAACTCATCTGCTAGTGTTAATAACATCATGAAGTTTAATAAAGGCGGTTTAATTAAAAATACGGTGCAAAAGTTTGAAGGTGGTGGTTTAGTTGGAAATTTGAAAGATATGGTAAAAAATATAAATGATCCATCTAAGTCAATTAGTACATATGGAGGGGAAAGTGGATTTTTCCCTGCTAAGGCTGTGGGATTAGTTGCTATTGAAGTTCCTGTAAGTCATACATCGGATAAGACAATTGTATTACCAGAGAAGAGAATAAGTAAACAAGATCAAACTCCTACTAAGATTGGAAGTAAGACTATTCCTGATATTATGATTGTAAATAGATCTCATTATAGAGCCATGACCACTCGCTCTTTGGGTATTCATGATTTGGTAGGAGTATAATATGTTATTATCTGTTTTAGGAACTTTAGGAAAATCCTTATTATCAGGAAGGAAGAAGAAAAAATCCAAGTCTGGGAAAGAGATGTCTCAGCAGGTATTAAATCGTTCTAATAAAGAAGAGGAAAAACCAACAATTAAACCCCAGAGTTCTTTAGTTCCTCTTTCCATTAAGACAACTACGATTCCCACGGCCAATTTGACAACAACGAAAGAGGATTCTGTAAAAGATAAACTTTTGATGATAAAAGATTTATTGGGACTTCAATTGAAATTTAGATTATCCTCTTTCTCTCAAAAAATAAAAAATATGAGGGAGGAGAGGAGAAAAAAAAGAGAGAAGGAATTAGAAGAAAAGAAAGAAAAAAAGAAAAAATCATCTTTCTTAGGTATACTTCCTAAAACAGGGATATTAGACTCTCTCAAAAATTTTCTAGCATTTTTAGCAGGAGGATTTTTACTTAATATACTTTTAAATAATCTTCCTGTGCTTGAGGCTATAGGAAAGAAACTAGCACCCATTGCTAAGGGTATTATGCAATTTGGTAAGTTTATGTGGGAAGGAGTGATAGGATTTATTGTAAATGCTTATGATAAGTATGATGAATTAAGAGCATCTATTGAAAGAATTGGAGGTAAAGAGGCACTAGACAAATTTGACAAAGTTTCTAATTTATTAAAGAAAGTAATTAATGGAGCATTGATAATGGCTGCCATTGCTTTGGTGGCTAAACCATTTATGCGACCCAGAGGGCCTAAAGGGCCAGGTGGTGGAGGTGGTGGAGGAGTTACACCTGTATGTCCTCCTGTACCTGTAACAATACCACAGTTAGTGACTTCAACAATAACATCTTTACAAACAATAGTTGGAGGAGTGCTGATACCAGGTACGGCGGGGG